AGAGATACTGGAAAACTAATGGATTCTCACGGAATGAATCAACAACAACCGTTGATGGATAATGTTCAACCTGCACCCGATTTAGACCAAATGGCCGATAATAATCAACAAACACCCGCAGCCAATAATCAACAACCAACCAATAATGTAACTAATGTGGCCGGAGGTAATCAACAACAACCTCAGCAACAACAACCTCAGCAACAACAACCAGCACAAGGAGGTAATGCAAACTTAGATCCTAAAGTGCAAGGTATGGCTCAACAATTTCAAACAGGCCAAGATATGCAAACAATAAACCAAGGCAAAGGTGCTGAAAAGCAATCATATTTTAAAAATCGTAGCGGTTTAGGGATGGCCGCAGATTTTCTAACTGGCGGATTGACTTCACAATTTGGCAGTACAGGCGGTATGGCTAGAAGAAAAGCAAACAAACAATCTGAACAACAAACTAAAAATTACGATGCTGCACAAGGTAGAATGAATCAAAGAGCAATGGGAATGTCGCCTGTTATGACTTCATTTGATAACCAACTATCCGCATACAATGACGTTTTATCTCTTAGAAAGGGAATTCAAGAAAGAAACACAACTACCAATCTAAGGAGATGAATAAATGAGTCGTGAGAAAGCATTAGATATTATCTACAAAGGTATCTTTGATACAATTTCATCAGGATATACCGCCTCCCCCGCCTCAAGATGCAGAATTTGAAGAAATCAGTTCTGAATCTTCACCAATAACCGACAAAAGACGAATGTTAGAGATGAAACCTCTAAAACTACCACTGAAAGAAAAAGACCCTTTAGAAGATTTGAACAACTTAAAACCAGGTTCAAGTATGGATATGAAAGTTTTTGATAAACCCAAAGATGATGTGTATGAACAATCCACAGGCGGATTTATTGAAGAAGATGAACTGAAAGAGATGGCTGAATCAAAAAAAGACACCGCACACGATAGGGCATTTAAACAAAGTTATAACGGAATGATGGGTGATGATGGTTATCATGCTGCTCTAAATCAAGCAATGGGCGAGTCAAGTAGGGCATTCAATAGGGAAGGCAAAAAAGCAAATAAAGAAGAAAGATTACAACGGTCACAGGAAAGAAAAAAAGCAGTTCCAGTTTTTGACGAAGAAAAAAAGAAAAAACAAGAACCTCCAAAAAAGAAAGCAGAAACCAAAATACCCCCTGCTGTTAAGCCTGAAACTGCTACAAAATTAAGGCCAAAAAAACCTGTAATTGAAAAACCAAAACCAGCATCGAAAGAAGGTCAAAAAGCATTATTAGGTGCTGCAAAGAAACTAGCAACTCCAAAATCTAATGAGAGTGAGAATGTCGCTGATTCACCATCAATGGGTGATGGTATTCCTAGAGAGGCAAGGCGACGACCTAGTAATGCAGATGAAAACCCTACAAAATATGGTAAAGTTTCACAATCTGGCAAGGGAATAGTGGGTGCTATTTCGCATGAAGATGCAAAAAGATTAAAATTAAAGCGTGGGATGATGGGTGGTGACAGTGTGTATATGCTTTCAAATGACACAGATTCTAAGACGAAAGAACCTAAAAAAGAAGAACCTAAAAAGGATAAGAAAAAGACAACCTCTAAGAAAAACACCCAAAGAGAATCCGATGAAAAGGCAAAAAAGGCAATGGGATTATAATTTGAGTGATATATATGTCTAGTGGCCTAAATGAATTAACAGCATCTGTTGATTTTGAAATGGGCCGTAGAGATTTCAAATTTTTCTTTGAAGAGATATGTGGTAAAATAGACCAAAAGCACCCTTGGATATTAACCAAATTTCACAAAGAATGGTATGATATGTCGGAAGGCAATAGTAAAACTTGCATTATAGCCAGTCGGGATCATGGTAAATCTGTATTTTATAGAGTATATTTGCTATGGAAAATGGCGTACAATCCTGGTACTGAAGTATTATTCTTTTCACATAGCCAACACCAGTCAATAGACCACATGGCAAAAATGAATGAATTAATTGAAACAATACCTGCTTTACAACATCTAAAGCCAAAAAGAGGGTGGGCTAAACAGAAATTCAAGTTCACAAATAAATCATCAATAACTGCTATGTCTGTTGGAAAAGCGGTGCGTGGGGCGCACCCTCAAATCGTAGTATTAGACGATATATTGTCTAGTGAGGCTCAAACTCAACTAAAGCATGTATCTCAATGGTTCTATACTGCCTTATTACCAGTTTTGCACCACACAGCGCAATTGTGTATAGTAGGAACTCCATTTTCATATACTGACTTGTATGCCGAATTAAAGAAATTAGAATCTTACAAAGTGGGCGAATATCCCGCTATAAATGAACAAACAGGCGAACCGCTATTCCCTGAACGTTGGTCTTTAGAGGCTTTGAATGCAAGACGAAATGATATGACATCGATAGCATTCACAAGAGAGTATTTGTGTAAGCCGATAGCAAGCGAGGCTAGTTTATTCCCCGAAGAAGTCTTGAATAAGGTCAAAGATGAAGAATTAGCGTTGTCATATTATCCTCACGATGGCGAAGCATACAATTATTACATTGGTTGGGACCCTGCAATATCAGCAGATAGAAGGGCAGACTATACTTGTATGATGGTTGTTGCCGTAGATGAAAATAAAAATAAACATATAGTTCATACTCACCATGAGAAAGGAATGGATTTCTCGTCACAAATAGATAAAATCATTGAATTAAATGCTAGGTTTAATCCAGTAATTATTGAATTAGAAACAAATAACTTCGCTATTGCTTTCAATCAAGTTCTAAACGAGATTAGCGATTTACCGATAAAACCCTTCAATATGAGTAGAATGAAGAAAGAGGCTTTAATTCATACCCTCCAACTGCAATTTGAACAGGGCAAGTTATCCATCCCATATAAAGATGAAGGAGGAACTAGGAGATTGATGAATACTTTATTAACTGAATTATCCACCTTCACTATGCTTGACAACGGGCGTATGGAGAGTTTAGGCGGTCATGACGACATGGTTATTGCTCTTGCATTATCTGTTCAAGCAACAAAAGAGTATAGAGATAATATAGTTATTTTAGATGCGAGCGTTTGGCAAAATAGGTTAGGGTGGGCAAATGTTTGATAATTTAAATATAACAATAAATGCTGAAAGTGGCATTGAATCCGTAGAAGATGTATTGATAAAGATACTAGATGAAAAGTTAATTCAACAAGAAATAAAACAAAATCAAGCAGAACAAAGGAATAATGTTCAAGAAAGCAAATTATTAGCGGATAAGAAAAAAGTTGCCGCCGAATCAAAAAAGAATGAAGATCTAGCAGGTAGCCCTAGAGATAATTCAGGTTTAGAAGGGATGGACTCAGATGAAAGTTCTACTGTTGAAAACCAACCAGGAACTAAAGTAGATACTACTTCCTCTCCCTTGCCAATGTCAAAGTCTTGGTTTGTAGACAACTTCGGTATGTCTGGAATGGAGATTTCTAATTTATTAGTCAAAGCAAATCGCACTGAAATGTTGGACTTAATTGAACCACTGATTGAGGCTGAAAGAATATCGTTGTTGAAATCATTCCCAAGTGTGCCTCATGATATAATAAAAGATATACCATTTACTGATTATGATTGGGATATACTTCAAAAGAATAGAAATACACTAGAAATCCCATTTAGGAGATTTGTAAAGAACTGGTTAGATTCTACGGATGAACTGAGCAAACAAGATGCTTACACTACATGGTCGAAACGAATTACAAAAGGAGAAAGACTGAGCGCACCTGAGATGAGAATCTTAGAAAAAACTCATGAGGTCTTAAAAGAGAATGGGATAATGAATTCACAATCTCTACAAAGTCATGGAGTAAAAGGAAGCACAGCAAAAATCTCTATGTTAATTAAATCGCATGGTTTTCTTTATGATATAATTTCAACGGGTAGTGGTTCTAAACAAGACTCAAAAGGATTATACTATGGCCTTGACTCAAATAGTATTTTTATAAAAGACGCAGGGGCGTTGATAACCAATCTATATGAAATGGGAGGCAATATCGAGGTTAGCCCACGTGGAATGCCCCGTTTGATATTACCTTTTGAGTCAAATGTAAAGAAAGAATATGCGAGAGCCTTGAATAAGGAATTAGGCATCACAGGTGTTATGTCGGAGGGTAGAGGTTTAGTTGTTGAAGGCGAAATATCGGTTTCTAAATCTATTGAAAACGCCTTGCTACATGCTCATAATCCCGATTTAAAGTTGTTGAAAATGGCTATGTTAAACAATGACGATGCCTTAAAGTGTTTAACTTATGAGTTGGCTTCAAAACATAAGCAAGTACGATTATTAAAAATGTGGAAAATGTCGGATGATGATGTTTTGTCTTTGAAGGAGGCGATTGTAAATGGCAGATAAAGAGAGGATGGACCGACTTTTTTCAGCCATAGGTATAGACCTTGAAAGGCATACAACACCTATGCCTACAATGCCACTTTTCCAATCTGGTATTCAAGAACCTCCTTTGCTTCAAGGAATTACCATACCTGCTTTATATGCTGCAACATTTGAATGCCTAGTTCTTAGGTCTATAATGAACCATTTATCCGTTGAAACTTTTAGAAAGGGTTACGGGTGGAAGCCAAAGTTTGTAGTAAAGTGCAAAGAATGTAATGAAGAATTTCATCAAGAAGTCGAGTCGTGTAAAAGATGTGGAGGCGTGGTTCGTAAAGCGGATAAAAGCCAATTAGAGTATGCTGAGATGCTACTAGATGAAAAGAATGGAATGCTTCAATCTTTCATAGAAGTTATGCGAGAAATAGAAATGGATTTGAATATAGTTGATGACGCATACTTAATACTCACAAAAGAATACTTTGTCGATCCTGATACTAAACAAATTATGTTTTATAGAGTAAAGGAAATAACTAGAGCAGACCCTATATTTATGAGAATACTTGCCGATAAGAGGGGTGTGCGAGGCGGTAGTCAATATACAAGTTTGGTTGATAGAACTTTTAGGACAAGCGACCCTAAAGACAAATGCCCAGTCACAGGAATGCCGGTAGTTCCTATTCATTACATGAATTTGGCAGGGGTTGGAAAAGGACAAGTATATACTGAGGGTGAAGTTTTACACGTGAGCAAATGGTCGCCATCTAAACTATATGGCCGTTCACCAGTCGCTACTATGTGGAGGCAAGTCAATACTCTTATTGCTATGGATAACTATGTTTATTCTGCATATCAAAAGAAGCGAATGCCTAGAGGGGTCATGGTTATCAAATCTTCTAATATGGAAACTGTTGAAAGAACGGCTAGAAATATCCAAGAGCATTTAGAGCGTGACCCATCATACATACCAACAATTGGTGTTGAAACTGAGTCTGGAAGGGGCGGTCTTGAATATGTGCGTATGATGGACACTTTAGAAGAACTACAATATATTCCAATCAAAGATGACATTAGACAGCGTATTGCTGCCTTCTTTGGAGTTTCAAATGTATTTATGAATGATGTTTCTGGAGGCGGATTGAACAATGAAGGTATGCAAATTGTCGTGAGCAATAGAGCAGTTGCCTATGCTCAATCCATTTACAACAGAATATTATTCCCTCAAGTGGTAAGTGCTTTTGAGATTACAGAATGGGAATTGGTCTTAAATCCGCATGAAGAGGAAGATGAAATCATGCACCTTAGAAGAGATGAGATGGCTATTAGGAATATGATGCAAATGAAACAGGCAGGTTATGAGGCGAACTTAAGAGATGGGATTGATGACACAATACTTCACTTCGATTTTAAGCAACCCAGTAAAGAGGAAATAGCACAGGCTCAACAAGAGGCTGCACAGGCTCAACAAGGGCAACAACAAGGGCAACAACAAGGGCAACAACAAGTGCAAAAAGGAGTTTATGATATGTTTGATGACCCTAACATGATGTTCAAAAGAACTAATTTTGACTCTAGCAGGGGGTCGCTTCCACTTGATGATGCAGTAGCAACAACAAAAGGAACAGACCTGCCACCTTTGAGGTCGCAAAGTAAAAACACTAGAAATAGTGGAGGTAAAAGCCCAACCATGATTGACAGGGTTGAAGGAACTCCTACTGGTGCATCCTCAAAAACAGATAAGCGAAGTACAAAGTCTGTTGAAGAAAAAATGGTAGATAGCCGAATCAAAGAACAAGAAAAACGCAAAGGATTAGACCAATAACGGCGGAATAGTAATAATAAGGAAAGGTATGCGAAGGGTGAGCGAAGATGTTTGAGATAATCGAAAAGATGGATCCAATGGCTAGAAAAGCGTTGGCTGCAGTTGAAGCAATTCAAAAAGCAATTAAGGATAATGACACCAATGGAATAGCAAATCATATATTGAATGCTGAAAATGCACTGAGTATGTTAAAATCCGATTTGGCATTACACGACCAACTTCAAAAATCAATTAATAGAGTGCCTGTTGCTGATAGGTTCGCCGGAGTTATACCTCAATATGATAACACGGCTTCTGACTACAATGGCACTGAAAATGCAGTTGCACTAGGAGTCAGTAGACACGGTAGAAGCACTAATTACTATACCCCTCATAGGGTGGTGTGAAAATGTATCAAAATGGATATACCCAAAACAATGCAAGCGGTTGGCATATCCATGATATATTTCAAAAGCAAAACCCAGTTACCTCAGTATCTACTGCCCCCGCAGCACAGTTGATTAACGATATAGATACTGGGATTTCACAATTAGCGGCTCAATGTGGCGAAATGAATCAAATCATGTCACAAGCAAGAAGCACTAATGTTGAATCTCAGGCAACTATTTCATTACAAAAGAATGTCGAAGCACTAAGGCAAAAGTTGTTATCACTTACTGAAGATATAGCAATGATTAGAGAGGCACACGCCTCAGTAGCCCAAATGCAACCATTAGCACCTGTTGGCCCTAATGACCCTATGATGGCTTCAATGGAACAACAACCTCCAATGAACCCTATGGGTGGCGGAATGCAAGGCGGAATGCAAGGAGGAATGTAAAATGGCAGATGAAGAAACAACCCAAGCCCAAATTGATATACTCAAAGAGTTAATTGGAGAAGTCAAGCATTTAGGTGAAAGAATTCACGCCCTAGAATCCGAGAATCATTCTCTTAAGAAAGCAATGACAGATCCAGAATTGTTGATGAAAAGAAACGGTTGGCATAAATTTACAACGCCTCACGCCGATGAAACTTTTGACCCACTAAAAAGAGAAACCCCTTCTAGCGTTATGTCGGGTCCATTTTCTGGAAGTGGAGATGTATTCCTAAAATCAAGAGATGAACGCCTTGAAGAGTGGAAGGAAGCAGAAAGGCAGGTGAAGTCATAATGGCACAATGGTTTAATCCAAAAGAACAGACTCAAGAAGGACAATTATTGAAAGAAGTTGAGGCTTTATTAAAAGAAGTCAAAAACAAGAAAAAAGCCGATTTAGATAAAGACGGCAAATTGTCTGGATATGAAACTAAAAGAGCAAAAGCAATTGAATCATCAATGAAAGGTAAAACTTACAAATCCGATAGAGGAAATAGAACCCCCCCTGAATTGCCAACACCCAAAGGCGATAAAAATAAAATTGGCAAGGCCGATATGGATGAAAAGAATGCGTATTGCCAAAAGCACTTTAACTGTGATTATTCCGAATGCACATCTAAACAAAAATCACAATGCAATAGAGAATGTGGCAAAGGTACAAAGATTGATAAAACTACTGAAATTCTTATGGAAATGGGGATTATCAAGGCTCAACAAGAGCCAAGTGTTAGCGATTCTTATCCTGAGTTCTACAACGTAGACGGTGGAGAAAGGGTAAGAGCAAGAGGATATACTACACAAGGCATGTTCCCTGATTGGAATGATGGACCGAAAAAATCCATTGTTAGCGAAAAAGCAGATACTTTCGCATTTGCTAAAACAGGATATGGTAGAGATGGAACTGGGCTACACATGCACTACAATGACAAAGGCGGTACAAGGGCAACTCCAAATATAGACTCAATTGAACAAAAGTTAGGGCAATTGACAAAGCAATTTGGAACAAATAATTTAGGCATTATTGGCGAGATAGAAGGTCTTTTGAAGCAAGTTAGAAAAGAACTTGATAAGAATGATGATAAAAATATGACTTGTAGCGATTGTAATTCCGAAGATGGTTGCCCTTCCTGTAAGTGAGGGGAAATCAAATGACTACGGATTTAGACCGTCTTAGAACCGATGCTATAATAGCGATACACAAAGCATCCGATTTTGACTATTCTAAATTCACAGAAGCATTAGATAAAGAAAATCTTACTAAAGAGGACATGGCTACAATGATGGGTATGACCCCTCAGTTGCCCGAATATCAAATGATTGATTTATCAGCCCCAATGTCTGTTGCATCTATGAAAATACCTGATTACAAAGATTTTATGGCAGGTCACACTAAGATTTCTAACAATCCGTTAAATGATTGGATGGTAGCAAGCCCTAATAATCAGTTTGGCAATCACCATCCATTTGGTTTTGATAGTAATAGTTGCCCTTTACTTCATGGCGCATCTTGGGGAGATCCGGCTTATGCAAGTCACTTAGAACATGCAATGGATTTTTTGAAAGAAATGTCTGAACGTGAAAGGACAATAAAATATGATAAAGACATATATGGCGACCCCAAAGAATCAATGTTTGATTT